CATCCTGACGATTCGTGGTTCGCGTGGGTATGTTGTCTCGATAAAGATGACGATTACCTGGACGAAGCTAACTGGATAAAGGCGAACCCGAACCTTCACGTCACCGTGAAAGTGAAGGAACTCCGCGAGGTCCTGAACAAGGCCCTGGGAGATCCGGCCCAGCTCAACGGAACGTTACGTCTTCGTTTCGGCGTTTGGACATCAACCCACGAACAGTGGATGCCGCTCGACAAATGGGACGCATGCGACCAACCAGTCGATGCTGAAGTCCTCAAAGGCCGTCCATGTTTCGGCGGCCTCGATCTAAGCAGTTCGGATGACATTACCTCATTCGTTCTGCTGTTTCCTCCATACGGCGACGACAAGCTCTGGCGAGTGCTGCCTTACTTCTTCTTGCCCGCTGACAACATCGAGCAGCGAGTGAAGAAAGACCGTGTCCCGTACGACCTGTGGCATCGGCAAGGATTATTCATCCTGACGCCGGGCAATGTCATCGACACACAGTTTGTGCTGGAGAAGATCAAGGAACTGGCTGAGGCCTATCAGATTGTCGAGATCGGCTACGACAAGGCGCTCTCAGCGGACCTAACTCCTCAGCTCGAAGCTGCCGGATTTACCGTCGTGTCCATCGGTCAGGGTGACGTCGCCATGACCCCGCCAATTAAGCGGCTGATGGAGATGGTCCTCCGCCGCGAATTTGTACACGGACAAAATCCGATTCTACGGTGGATGGCCACAAATCTGGTCGTTGAAGTTCGACCCACCGGCTTGCTCAAACCAGACAAGTCGAAAAGTATCGAAAAGATCGACGGCATCATGGCTATCTTCGACGCACTTTCCAGGGCGATGGTAGTGCCGATCAAAGCGAAGCGAGCCAGCTTCAAACCCTTTTTTGTGTGAGCCCCTGATTGAAATTCTTGGACCTTTTCCGTCGCGGTGAGAAGCGCACCAGCCTCAACCCCGCTGGTCTATTCAGCGCCGCGTGGGATGTGCTCACCAACACGCACACGACCTCTGCCGGGGAGCCGATTAACGACACCATCGCTCTGCGCCACGTGACTGTGTATGTCTGCGTTCGTGTGATCGCAGAGGCAATCGGGTCGATGACCCTTCGCACCTACAAACGGATACCGAAGGGACGGCAGGAAGCCTTGGACGATCCGATTCATCGGATATTGTCCGTTGAGCCTAATTCCGAGATGTCCGCCCCGGTAGTTTGGGAGTCGGTCGCCGGTTGCATGGCGCTGACTGGCAACTCCTACCTGGAGATACTCCGGAACGTCGGAGGCACTCCGGTCGGGCTGTATCCTCTCGATCCGCGCCAGACCGAACCGGTGCGCTTGCCGAATGGCCAGCTCGCCTATAAGACCCGCGTCGGAGTGAAAGATGGGCAGCAGCGAACCATCAAAGCTGCGGACATGCTCCATTTTCCATTGTTCAGCTTTGATGGCCTGAAGGGACTTTCTCCCGTTGGACAGGCACGGAACAGCGTTGCGCTAGCCATTGCAGCGGAAAAATACGGAGCAAAATTTTTCGGTAACTCATCCAGGCCGGGGGGTATTCTCACGCCCGTCGGCGAGGTGGGTGACGAGGATCTCGCGAACATGCGGGGTTTCTGGGAGAAAGCCAATTCTGCCGAGAACCAGGGCCGCATTGGAGTCGTTTCGAGCGATTGGAAATATACCGCGCTGTCACTCTCTCCCGAAGAGAGCCAGTTCCTCCAGACACGACAACTCAGCCGGACGGACATAGCAGCCCTCTTCTGCATAGCACCGTCACGCGTCGGCGACGTAACCAAACAATCAAAGGCCTCCGCAGAACAGGAGAACCTGTCCTTCGTAATCGATACTCTCCGTCCGTACCTGGTGCGGATCGAGTGCGAGATTCAACGGAAGCTCCTTCCCCGCGACGGCTCTATGTTCGTAGAATTCTCGGTTGATGAGAGACTGCGCGGCGATTTTGCAACCACAATGCAAGGGTTCGCGATCGGCAAGCAATGGGGTTTCTACTCCACGAATTACGTCTTGGAAAAACTGGGCGAGAACCCAATCGGTCCAGAGGGAGACATTCGGTGGGCTCCGGTAAACATGACGAACGCGGCGAACCTCATTGCTCCCGCTCCTGATCCGTCGCCCGAGCCTTTACTCGATCCGCCTATCGATCCGGCTACGGAATCGCAGCGGAGCATGTTCGACGCTTACCTACCCGCCTTCGCCAGCCTGTTCCAGGATGCCGTCGGCAGGGTCGCATCGCGCAGTAAGAAAGATACGGAATCCGTCACGCCGATCCTCTCTCCGCTAGTCGAGTCGATTACGTCAGTCGTGATCGGTGAAGCTCGCAAGCAGTTCAGTCTCGCGGACGATTGGACTCCATCGGACAAGATCGCGAAGGAATACATCAAGTCCGCCTCTATGCGAGCACCAACATGGACGGCTGAGAACCGGAATGAATCGGCGAGCGCCGAGTTGTACAAAGCCCTCCGTTCGATACACATCGGCCTCTACCGGGAAGCTGGCGCAGCAGTCGCTCTAAGGAATACCCATGCAGAGAATTGAACGTCGCAACATCACGCAGGAGTTTCGAGTAGGGACCAACGACGATAAGTCGCCGGTGATCTACGGCTATGCAGCCGTCTTCGATACACCGTCGAACAACATGGGTTGGATCGAGGAGATCGATCCACATGCATTCGATTCGGTGATGACGACGAATCCGGACGTTCGGGCTCTGTGGAACCACAATCCTGATCATGTACTGGGCCGCACCTCAGCCGGGACACTTTCATTGATGATCGATGCTCGCGGCCTGGCGTACAACATCACCACGCCAGACACCACCATAGCGAACGATCTCATTGTGTCGATGCGCCGCAAGGATGTGACCCAATCGAGCTTCTCGTTCATCTGCAAGCGCGATCAGTGGACGGATAACGCCAATGGAACGGTGACACGCCGGATTCTTGAGTTCGAGGAATTGATCGACGTCTCTCCGGTCACCTTCCCTGCTTATGACGGTGCGACTTCCCAGGCGCGAAGTCTACCGGATTCGATGCCTGTCGAGATGCGCTCCCGATTCGAGCGGCGCGACCTCGACGATGACGATGATGACGACGGCAATGACAACTGCCTGTGCGGATGCCCTCAATGTGCGTCCGGCGCGTGCGGCATCTGCTCCTCCGACCCGCAGTGTATCGGGGCAGCCCGCTCGTCCACATCTGATATGGAACACCAACGTATGAAGATGCGACTCGCTCTCCTCTCCATGCAGTAACCAAGTTTCGCGGCGATGACCTCTCAAGAGGTCGCCTTCGATGGCACATCGCCGCCGTAAAGAGAGCACCTGCCCGCCGCAGGATCGCTTGTCTCAGCAACACCAATTCAGCTCCAAGGACAAACCCAATGAAGATCAATGAGCTTCAAGAGAAGCGCAACAAACTTATGACCGATGCGTCGGCCATCGTGGCGGGCACCGAAGTTACCGCTGAGCAGCGTAGCCAATTCGACCAGATGCTGGCCGAGGTCGCCGTAATCGACGGCGATATCACTCGCGTCCAGGCTATCGAAGAGCACCGTGCCGCGCTCCGCAACCCGATCAATCAGCCGCGCCCCGATCCTTCTGCCTCGAATGATCTCGAAGAGCGTGCCGAGGTTCGCCATGCAGCCCAAAAAGCTTCGCTGCGCAGCTATCTTCAGACCGGCAAGGTCGAGTCTCGCGACCTGACCGTCGTCAACTCCGGCGTAGCGATCCCAGTAGGCTTCAACCCCCAGGTGATCGAGGCTCAGAAGAGCTACGGTGAGATTTACGACATCGTGCACGTCCTAAAGACTGACCACGGGAACCCCATCAAGATGGTCCTCGACAACGACACCACGAACGGCCTCGTGTCGGTCACCGTCGGAACCAATGCTGGCGAAGTCGATCCGACTCTGACCGGCGTGACTCTCCAGGTGGACAACTTCACGACCGGCGTTATCAAGGTCGACAACGGCCTTTTGACCGATGCGGGCTTCGACATTGAAGCCTGGATTCGCGACAAGTTCCTGAAGCGGTTCTTCCGTGGAGCGTCGGGCCTCATCCTGGCGGGTGACAGCGGTTCGGTCGCGTCCTTGACGGCGACCTACAATACAGCCAACACGATCACCAGCTCCGTTACTAACAAGCTGGGCTACGTGGACTTCGCCTCCGTCATTGGCGCTCTCGACCCGTCCTACCAGTCGAACGCGATGTGGGCAATGTCGAACGCGACCCTCGCCTACGTGATCGGATTGACTGACTCCAACCAGCGTCCCCTTTTCCTTCCCAACTATGGCTCTGCGTCGTCCGGCTTCGTCGGAACCATTCTCGGTCGCCCGGTCAAGCTGGTCACCCAGCTTCCCGCCGTGGCAACCGGCAATGTCCCGATCCTGTTTGGTGATTTCTCGGAGGGTTACACCTTCCGTCAGCAGAACCCCGGCATCGGAATCCTTCGCCTGAACGAACTGTTCGCGGCTGGATACGAGACCGGCTTCGTCGGCTTCGCCCGTGTCGGCGGCGTGGTTACGGATGCGGGAACGCACCCGATCGCGTCGATCACGATCAAGTAACAGCCAGCGCACCACAACCAATAGGGGCACGGTTCGTCACCGTGCCCCTATGCGACAAATTCAGGAACCTTAGTGATCCTTGCCACTCAACTCATTACTCCGCCCGCAGCGGAGCCCGTCTCGCTGACTCTCGCAAAGCTCCAGTGCCGCGTGGACTTCACCGATGACGACGCCCTCTTTGCGGGGCTGATCACGGCAGCCCGTCAGTATTGTGAAAAAGTCACGAAGCGTGCGTTCTTTAATCAGACCTGGGTACGGACGCTGGATTTCTTTCCGCTCTACGGACGAGTCGAAGCGAGCAGGAGTCCTTCGGAGCGCAATACCTGGCCGTATGGAACGTGGTATTGGGACAAGGTCACCATCGACCTGCCTCATCCTCGAACGGTAAGTGTCACCAGCATCACCTATCTCGACAGTAACGGCGAAGTGCAGACGCTCCCAACGGCGTCGTACAACGTCGACACAGTTTCAATTCCGGCAAGGATCGCCCCTGCGCAAGGGATGTTCTGGCCGATTCTGAACAACTACGTTCCGGGCTCAGTAAAGATCACCTTCGTCGCCGGGAGCTACGGCGATGGAGTCGAGGTCAACACCTGCCCGATGACCATTGTCCAGGCGATGCTCTTGCTAATCGCTCATTGGTACGAACATCGCGAAGCAGCTTCCGAGCTGCCCCTCAAGAACATTCCGCTCGCCGTCGACGCGCTGCTCTCGATTCACAAGGTGCATGTTGTGGAGTACCGATAAATGCAGGCGGGCAAGCTCAATCGACGTATCCAGATCCAGAGTCAAACGACATCGCAGGACGCTGCCGGTCAACCGCTCGCTACTTGGTCCACGATTTACACCTCCTGGGCGTCCATCGACGTCCAGCAATCGCAGCTTATCTATGCGACCGCCGAATTCATCTCGAAGGTGACTCACCGTATCACGATGCGCTGGACCTCCTCCGTCGTGATTCAGCCCTCGATGCGGATTGTTTACATCGAGGCGACAACCGGCGTCGTCCACACTTACGAGATTGAAGCGCTCCTGAATGACCAGCAGCGCAACCGCCAGCTTATCGTGTTGGCCTATGAGCTGAACGGAGCGGAGTAAATGTTAGAGACGAATCTCTTCTCCGTACTATCGGCAGCTACTGCGATCGCAGCCATTACCGGGTCGAACATTTTCCCGGTAAAACTGCCGGACGATCCTCCGCTACCGGCGCTGACATACAAGGTTGTTGGCGGCGCGGCCAAGGGCACTTTCAACACCGGCGGCATCACCCGGGCCAGAGTTCAGATCGATGCCTGGGCGACCCAATATCTCCAGGCCGTCACCCTTCGGAACGCCGTCATCGCGGCTCTGAATGGCTACGTCGATGCGAACCTGAACATCCAGTTCATTCAGCCTGTCGACCTCTTCGACTACGAGCTATTGCAATTCCAGGCCGTGGCCGAGTTCTACGTTTCATTTGCACAGTAAAATCACCGCCCAATTAGGGCTAAGGAGTAACACACATGCCAGCCAGCACTTATACGGGCAGCAAGGGTCTAGTCTACGGAATTGGAACTGTCGTCTCGATTGGTTCCGCCACAGGAGCAACGGGCACCGAAACTTTCACTCCCATCGGGGAAGTCTCCGATGCAAAAGGTTCTGGCCGCAAACTCGCGACCGTCGACGCGTCCAGCTTTCAGAGTGCTGGCGTAACCCGCAAGATCGCCGCAATGCTGGATTACGGCACGTTCTCCCTCACTGCGATCACTGTTTTCGGGGATGCGGGCCAAGTGGCTGTGCTCGCCGCCCAGGTTGCCCGCGCTCCCTACGACTTCGAGATCCAGCTACCTGTGAACGCCAAGGCCGGTCAGACCACTACCGGAACGCTCATTGCGTTTTCCGCTTTCGTTACCCAGGCCGACTTCGATATCTCCGAGACGAAGGCCAGCGAGTGGACCTTCGAACTGACCATCGACGGTGCGTACACCATCACGCCGGGCAGCTAATCAACATCCGGGGGAGTATGCGAAGTGGCATCGCGGCCCTATGACCTAGGGCGGAGCTACGGTTCGATTCCGTAGACATGCCCGGCGACGGCATCCTCGCAGGTTCGAGTCCTG